AGCCGGAGCTTCGCGACGTACGGAACGAGCGGCTGCTTGCCGGTCTGCGCCGCGTTCGCGTCGAGGTAGAGCGCGAAGAGCGCGACGGCCTCGCGCACGCTGCGATCCCAGCGGTAGGTCGTGAGGTGGACGTAATTGCCGGAGGCGCCGGAGTTGAGCGTGAAGGATTTCGAGAAGGCCATGGTCGTCAGGTGTATTCGGTGAGCTCGACGCTGAAGCGTTGATTGCCGGCCGGCAGATTTGATCCGTCGAGCGTCGTCACGCGGATCACCGCGTTAGTCGAGCTATTGCCAGCCGCATCGAAGTCGTAGGCGGCAACGATGTTCGCGTCGCTCGCGCATTGCGCTACGCCTAGATCCGGCTTCGCGCCGAATCCTCGGTTGGTCAGCGAGACGTTGAAGGTCTCGGTGAGCGCGCCGCCGGTTAGATTAGAGACGATCGAATCCGAGAAGATCGCGTTGATCTGCCGGACCGAGCTTGCAGAGGTGCTGCCGGTCTTCACGCCGCTCATCGAGACGTCGTTGTTGTTGTATTGTGAGACGGTGCCAAGCGGGCGGACGATGAGAGAAGGTGAACCTTGAACGCTTCCGATACTCGTCCATGTGGAAGCGACTCCTGAACGAGAGATCGCCCGAGCAAATCCGAATCCCGCGGTTGTCTGCGTAGCTTGGTAAAAGAAAACGATCAGCGGTTGAGAGGGGGCGATAGATGACGAGAACAGATCCGCGCTTCCCTTTGGATACCACGCCGGAGCCGTGTCCGATGAACTGTTGCTCTGCACGATCTTGACCTCGACGCGGGTCACGTCCGTTGACGAGGGAGCCGTGATCGAGACTCCGATGGCGTACATCGGGATCGCGCCTTGCGCCACCGGCTCTCCGTTTTGCCCCGAGATGTAAGCGGCGGTCGGAGCAGACGGCGCCGTTGCGTTCGTCGGAGCCGTGCGTGAAAGCGTCGAGGAAACGGCCGAAGCCACGCCGAAGTTTGAGATGCCGCGAGCGGCGAACTCGTAGGCGACGCCGGGCGATAGGTCGTCGATCGAGGCGGCAATGCTGCCACTTGAAAGCTGATTTGCGACTAGCCACTCGCTCGCGCCGCTGCGCCGGTAGAGGATGTCGAGCGCGATCGCTCCGCTCGGCATTGCGGGAGCCGTGACCGTGATGCGTGCAAACGAGGTGCCATCGGTCGAGAGATAGGTCGTCTCGCTCGCGTAGGTCGGCGCGTTCGGCGTAGCCGGCGCCGTCGGATCGACGCTGCCTCCGCTGACGTAGGTCGGAACCGCGGTCGCACGATTCGAGAAGCCGGACACGTTCTCCAGCATATCGTACGCATTGACCCAATAGTAATACGTCGTGCCGATCGTGACCTCGGTATCGACGAACCGCGAAGCGCGGACCTCGGCGATCTTGTCGGCCGCGGCGCTGGCCGGCGTGACGCCGCTCGTGTTGCGGTAAATGCCGTACTCGGATAGGTCGGCCTCGGTGTTGTCCGCCCAGTCGAGCGAGACCGCCTTGCCGGTTCCGACCGATGCCGTGAGCGAAGTCGGAGTCGCCGGCGCCGTTGTGTCCTTGGCAACGGTCACGCTCGCCGTGAGGTAACTGGTCGCGATTTGGAAGTAGGAAAGGCCGTAGATGCGGACGTCGTAGCTGGTCCCGATCCGCACGTCGCTCGAGATGTAGTCGAGCGTCTGGTCCCCGTCGACGCGGCTCCATGTGAGGTACGTCGTCGAGTTGCCCTGCTTGTATTCGATCACCACGTCGCCGCCGCTCTGGATGAACTCCTCGCTGGGTGCGGACCACGCGACCTTGATTCGCGGGAGCGCCGTGCCGTCGGCTTGGATCAGTTGCGTCGTGCCGTCCGCCGTCAGCGTGAGGTTCGTCGGCGCGTCGAGTGCGAACGGGTCCGGCAGCGTCGTCGTCGGAGTCGTGTCGACCTGCACCTCGTCGGACGTGCTCCAATCGTAGACCGAGGACGCGGTCTCGCGGAGCGTCATCTCGATTGCCAGTTGCGGCGGACTACCGTCGGCGACGAAGTTCCACGAGATGACCTCGAAGACCTTGGCGCTCCATCCGAACTTCGAGAGCGTCACCATCACCGTATCACCGGCGCGGACCTGCATCGCATCCAAGCGGAAGCGAGCCGTGAACGTGAGTTCCTGCCGGGCGCGTAGGAGTTCGATGCGAGCGATGCGCTGCGCCGCCGAGCTCGAGGTCGTCATCGGTAAGACGACGTCGCGCCAGTAGCGGATCGAGTTGTCCTGCGTGTAGAAGGTCGTCGACGTGACGGGCGGGAAGTCCGTCGGTTGCCACTCGCTCTTCTCGGAGACGAACACGCCCTTGACCGCGTTCACCCGGTCGCGGGAGCTCGTCTTGGTCTGCACGCTGATTCCGCCGGCGAAGTCCGTGTCGGTAAGCGTGACCGTCGGGATGCGGTAGCCGGCCGCGTAAGGAACGATCTTGCCGCCCGAGTACGCCACGAGCCCGCCCATCGCGGACAAGAGCTTGCCGACGTTCTCGTCGGGCGAGGCGCTCGTGTAGAGGACGCCATTGGTCTCGTAGCGGTTCTCGTAGGTCGCCGGCGAAGTCACCGGCTTCACCTCGACTTGCTCGTCGCAGATGTTCGCCGCTGCCGTGAAGGCCGTGTCGTCGATCTCGCTCGAGCTCATGCCGAGCCCGTAGGTCGAGCTGGTCAGGTAGTCGCGCAGGCAGAGCGCAGCGTTGGCCGAGTAGACGGTCGTAGTCGTCCGCGGGTCGTAGACCTTCTTGCCCTTCACCATCGCCGAGATGTTCGGGATGCCACCGGTCCAGACCTGATCGCTCCACGTTAGGCGGACGTAGACGTAGGCGATCCCGCGCAGGCGGTGATTGCTCGTCCACTTGCCGTTCGTCAGTCCCGACGTCGCCGTCTCGAGGTTCGTCTCGACCGTCTGCGTATCGCTGCCGAGCTTCTTGTAGATGTCCGCGTATCCGGTAAAGCGGCCTTGCGCCGCACTTCCAGCGCCCGTCAGAGCGAGCTCGTCGTTGAAGTAGACGTCGCCGATCTCCTCGACCTCGTGGCCGGCGAGCGCGATCACGAGGTGCAGGTATTCGTTCTTCGTGCCGGTCGTGCTCATGTAGACGACGACGCCGGATACGCGGGTCTGGCCGTAAACGATCTGCCGCGCCGCAATCGGAGAGCGCACCATCTGCGTCCGGTCTGCAAGCGAAGCGTCCGAGAAGCTCGGCATCTTCGGCGCAAGCAACTTGTTCGCCGCCATGGAGCCGGCCGTGAGTGCGACGAATTGAAGAACCGCAGCAGTCGCCGCGACGTAGGTTCCATAAACCGTCGTGGCTGTTGCCACGGCGCCCGCGGGAACTCCCGCGAAGAACGCGACGACTTGGATCGCTGCTTGCGTAAAGACTGCTTGCGGCATGGTTAGACTTTCCAGACGGCCGCGGCATCCGCCGCTGGCGCGAACTTGATCCCGTCACGCCCGACGTAGGCGCCAACGGCTCCGAGACAGATCCCGAGCGCGAGCCCTCCCGGCATCTGATGCGCCAGCAGGTCGCCGCGTTGCGCCGTAGTAAGCGTTCCGCGCTGAAGCCCAGCGTGCCGCTCGGTGAGTCCAAACACGCCGCCGTACTGCTTGAGCACGCGAGCCGCTCCGAGCGCCGAGAAGTAGCGCCCACGGATTCCGTCGGCAAAGTCTCGCCCGGTAGCCATGCGGACCCAATCGGCCGCGAATAGGCAGCAGTCGTTCGCGCCCCAGATGAAGCCGAGCGCACGGCGTTCCTCGATGAAGGTCGTGAGCAGCGCCGGCCATGTATCGTGCCGCTTCATTCGTAGGTCTGCTTGCTCGTCTCGCCGCCGGCGTCCCAGTCGGTCGCCTGCGTCTGGTTCGGGTTGCCCCAGTAAATCGCCTTTTCCTGAATGTCGTTGACGAACTCAAGCCCGACGTCGCCGGGGAATAACTGCTGCTGCTCCTCGTCGGTGTAGCGGATCTCCCGCGGCCGCTTGAAATCCATCAACTTGGACTCCGCGGTCATCGTGATTTCGGCCGTGTTCCCGTCGTCGGTGATCTGCATCACGTCCATCCGGCCGGCGAAGACCGTCACGGGCGAGGCGATCAGCGTGCCAGCCGTAGGCGAGAGCGCGCCGAACATGATCGAGCACTCGCGGCCTTGGTAGTTCTCGGTCAGCGCCAGCGAGACGTTCGCCGTCGGTACGCCGGACAAGCGCAGCGTCAGCCCACGCGCCGCGAGGTCGGTCGTTTCCTCGAGCGGTGAGATGGTGCCGAGCGTTCCGAGCCCGAGGTAGGTCGTCGAGTTGTAGACGAGGTTGCCGTAGCCGCTCCAAAGGTAGACCGGCGTCGAGAAGGAAAGGCTCGCCAGCAGGACCGGCGCAAGCTGCGCGGTCGTGACCTCCGTGACCATTGAGGCCGAGAGCGACCGGCCTGCGGTGGTGATGCTCATGTCGCGATGTCCTCGACGATGGAGAAGCTGACGCCGTAGATCTTCGCGAGCTCGATCGACCAGTCGGTCTTCGATTCAGCGAGGCGGAAGACTCCGGTCGGGCTTGTGTAGGTGATCGCCGTTCCGGCTGAATAGCTCGAGCGCAAGACCGGGAACAAGTCGACGCTGCTCGTCGAGTTGACTTGGATGACCTTGTAGAGCGAGGTCGAGATTTGCAGCCAGTCTCCGACGGCGAAGGAGCCGCTCGCGCCCGAGAAGGTAAGCGTCGAGGTGTTGGCCGTAGCCGTTGAGACAGTCAGCGTCCCGCTCACGTTCCCTCGAGGAGACGGGTTCGCATAGTCCTGAAACAAGAAAGTGCCGCGCTGCGCTGCCAGCAGGAATCCAATCACGGCCTCGGCATCGGCTCGCACCATCGGCGGACATTCGACTTGCCCGAACCATCCCTGCCCGGGCCAATTGTATTGCTGCGTCTGAAGCGTGAACGGCGAGACGTTGCGCGAGACCGCCGACAATCCCGTAAGCGAAAGCCTCGAGATGCGGAAAGGCGACGGCGGCGTGAGTGGATAGGAGATAGCCATAGGTCAGGCGAACGCTGCGCGATACGCGCCACCGCGGCGCACCATGTCGGGAATCTCGGCCTTCAGACGCTTGCGCTCGGCCTCGAGGATCGGGACGAGCTCTCCGCGGGAGACGCCGGAGGAGATGTTGTAATTGATCGTGACGCCGCCACCCATGCCGGACCCGCCTCCGCTTCCGAGCCGATGGTTCGGGATGATGCTGCCGGAGGCAGTTGGCACGAATAGCTCGGGACCACGCTCGCCGACGATTGCCGGCTTGCCTCGTGTGATTTGTCCTCCGTTCGCGAATCCGGGGAAGCCCAGCGCCTGACCTAGATTGACCGGAGCCCCGACATTCACACCAGCGAGCGGGTTTGCGATCAGGAAAGACGATAGCTTCGAGGCGAGTCTTTTGGTTACGGTCTCGAAGAATACGAGCTTGAGGATCTGCGAAAGCATTTCCTTGAGCACGTTGATGAACTTTCCGCCCTCGAAGATCGCCGTCTGGAAGCTGTCGGCAACCACGCTTCCAATCTGCTTTTCCAAGGAGTAGCGGCTCTCGAGTAACGGAAGGAGTTCCTTATCAATCCGGTTCCTTTCCGCTCGGAACATATTCTGGTCCGCGAGACCTTGGTCGGTTGACTTGTCCGCTTGCGCGATTTCTCGCGTGAGCTCGAGACGAGCTTGGAGCAAATCCTTGATAACCTTGGATTCGTCGCGCTCGACTCCCACCGCGGCGTTTAACTGCACGCGCAAGGCGCGTTGTTCCTCGATCAGATCAATCTCGTCTTCTTGTAATTTGTTAGCCGCGGCCTTGAGATCTCCGCGAGCCTTCTCGAGTTCGAGCGTAGCTTGAGCTACGGCAAGATCGTCCTTCGCCATCTTGATTCGGTTCTCTGCTGCCTGAACCTGCGTCCGCAGATAGGCGACCCTTGCTCCGTCGTTCTGTAGCAAGAGATCGTTCTGGACGATCTGCTTTTCGATCTCGCTGTTTATGTCCTTAACCTGATCCAGCACTCGCTCGTTGCGTACTGCAACCGCATCTGCCGCCGTCGTCGTGCTTCCAAATGCCTTGGATAGCATCGTCGCCAACTTGCCGACCGAGATCTGAATGTTTTGGACCGCCTTATCGTAAAGACTCGTAGCCTTCGTCAGCGAATCAACCTCCTCCTGCGTCAGCCCCATCTTGGCGCCCGACTTTTCAGCCTCTGCCATTGCGGCGTTCAGCCGACGCACTCCGTTGATTGCGGCTTGGAATCCAAAAAACGAAGTCAGTTGCTTCGAGATGTCTCGCGCAAAGTTGTTCGTTTTCTGCAACGAGTTCTGCACGCTGGCGAAAGCCGCCCGCGTCTGATCTACCGCCCGGAGTGTGAATGTCGCGCTAGCCATGATGACGTTTCGTCACTTGTTGCTGATAGTGGAAGTAGGCGAGCCAGCCTTGGAGTTCAGATTCCGGCATCGCCAAGACCTCGTGCGCGAACTTGCCGAGTTTTTCCGCGAGAGCATAGACGGCGAGGAAGTCGGCGGCTTCCCCGCCGTGAATCAGTTTTTTAGTTCTTCGACCTTCGGGCTCTCGTCGGCAAGGATCGCGTTTGCGACCCGTCCGATCACGTTGGAATCAGCCTTGGTCAAGAGCGTCGGGCGGTCCTCGATCGTGAAGAGCTTCTCGCCGTTTGCGTTCGTGGCTTTCATCACGAGGACGTCGACGAGGAGCTCCATGTCATTCTCTCGGCTCTTGCGGTAGAGGCGGTTCTTCTCGGCCAGCGTGACCGGAGTCGAGAAAATGGTCAGTTTCCATTCAGGCACCTCGATGCGCTTGGTGCCGAGTGAGGCGAAGTGTTCGCGGACTAGGTCGATGGGTGAAGCCATGCGTCACCTCAAACCGTCAAAGTCGAGAGCGTGCCGTTGCCTTCAATCGAGATCGAACCTTCGACCATGCCGTCGAACGCGGCCGAGATGTCGAACTTGGTCACGATGCCGGCGCCCGAATAGTAGACGTCGGTTGAGTCGGCGCCTTCCGGGTACAGGTTGACCGTGACGGCCGATCCGATCGTGAGCGCGATCTGGCCGGCGTCGGTTTCGTCCCAGTAGAGGTCGCCCGAGACGCTCCACGTTTTCATCGTGGCGCGGCGGGTGCGGTAGATGTCGCCGATCACGGAGTCCTCGACGACGTCGGAGGAGTGAGCCAGCGCGTAGTTGCGGAGCTCGCCGATGGTGGTCGACGAGATTCGGACGGTGCCTTCTCGGCCTAGATGGTTAGCCATGTCAGTCGGTGGTTAAATAGATGCAGTTGAAGTTGTGGCGAGCGACGCCCCAGCGCACGTTCTCGTCGGGTTCGATCACATAATCGACGCTCGTCAAATGAGTATCGCGGCAGACACCGCCGAGAGTGACGTCCGACAAAACCGCGGCCTCGACCGCAGCCGAGCCCGTGTCGAAGAGCGTGTCGATCGCGGTCGTCGACGTCTGCGCCGTAAAGTATTCAACGACGACTTGCAGGACGCGGTACTGGTCGCGGTTGGAAGGCGCCAGCGTGCGGACCTCGATGTCCTCGTGAATGGCGTAGATCGCGCAGGATGGAAAGGAGATGCTCGCAAGCGTGTTGTTCCGCCCTTGCAGGATGTTCGCCGTCGGGACGACCGAGGCGCCCGTGAGCGCGTTGGCAATGGCGTTGCGGATGTCGGTGCGGGTGCTCATGGATTCGATGGAGCCGTGACGGGAGCCGCGCCTTGAACGCGAGTAAATCCAAGGTTGACGGCCTTTCCGGCCAATAGGCGCTTCACCTTTCGCAGCGTCGTATCCGTGCGCGATGCAAAGGCGGCGTTGATCTTGTCTTGGTAGTTCGGGATCTTCACGTTTTTATGGGTCGCCGTAAGATACGGCGGCTTCGCGTTTGCCGGCCCGAACCAGTAATTGACATACCCCGAGGCGCTTCCGAATCGGTCGGAGAACTTCTTGTATCTGGCGCCAGTCGCCTTTGCCGCAGGAATCCAGCCCGATGCAGCCCAGCCCACTCGGGACTGCACGTCGCGAAGATAACGCCGATAGACCGTCTTGTCGGTCGTCATCACATAGGACTTGCGACGCACCCTACCGTATCGGTTCCGCTTGGAGACGTGGTCCTGCGGCGTGAAGTCCTTCACGATCCATTGATTGCCGTCCATCTCGCGCATCGCCGCCTGAAGCGTGACGTTGTCTCGTCGTCGGATCAATTCACGCATCGGCAGACGAACCTCCTCTCGCGCCCGTGCAAACGAGTTTTGATCGAGGAGACCGACCGCCTTTTGCAGATCGACCTCGATTGCCTTTCGCCCCTGCGCTCGAGTCTTCGGAGGAGTGAACTTGATGAACAACTGCGTGAGGTAGCGCGCCTCCTCCTTGATGATTGGCCCGAGACCGACGTTTGCCGCCTTCGCGAGCTGCGTCAGCGCAGCGGCAAGGTTCTTGTTGTCCAGCGTGACGTCGATCATATGATCTTTACGACGTCCATCTCGCAGCCCGTCCCCTCGGCATCGAACCGGACCTGTTCGACGAAGTAGGTCACGCCCGCCCTGACGAGCGTCTGCGTGACGGCCGGAGTTCCGGTGACCTGCGACGTCGTGAAGAAGACCGTGAAGCGTACGTCGTCTCGGCGCTGATCCTCGAACTCTACGAACTGATTCCGCGAGTCGCCCCAGACGCCAGTCACGCTCGAGCCCAGATACGAAAAGGTGATGCCGGCTTGCTCGAGGATGCCGGCGTAGTCGTAAGCGAGTTGAGCAGGATCGAAG